GTCTTGCAAACACTTCCATTTTTTTACAACCCTGCTCCTTTGCCCATGCAGCTATATCATCAATGTGATGAAACCACCTTTTATACATCACGCCTGTGGTGATTTTAATATCACAGACTTTAATTTTAGGGTAGTTTCGTACTTCAGTTACAACCGAGGCGTACACTTTGTCGTTGTCTCCAACTATCAACCAAAGCTGAAATGTGCCTTTCTTGCATGCCGCTAATACATCTTTAGCATCAAACCCTCCGTTTGTATCGCATGCTAGCTGTATCATTTCTACCGCCAAAGGCCACACTTTTTCTACATCGTTTTGATTAAACAATACAATTTTAGTTTGCATTAACTAAGTCGTAAATCCTTTTCATTTGATCTTGCTGATTGTAAAAAAATTTAGCACCTTTACTACGCATATCTTTAAAGTCCTCAGGATTTGCACCTGCCATGATGCCTGCTCCAAGAACAGCATCTGCACGAGACACAAACTCACCATCAGCGAGTTGTGCTAACATGGTATCTTCATCTTTATCACCATTGCCAGAGCCGTCTTCTACATACCCATGAGCTCTAACATAATTGTTAATATCTTTTTCATCATGATCCGTTTTACTAGGTAAATATGAAACGCCCCCAATATTGTATTTTGGCAAAGCATTGATAATGCCACCCTCTTTAGCAAAAACAATTTCTGAGTAAGGCACTTTATACTGAGATTCTGCAGCAGAGTATTCTCTAGGTGTGGTTATACCCTCAAGTTCTTGAGATGCCTTAGCGTATTCCTCTGCTCTTTTTTCTGTATCAATATCGGATATGCCAGTAAACTGTGGATTATACTTAGGTATTTTAGCCACTCCATACAAACCACCAACAAAACCTGGAGCTAAGACTTGTCCTTTTAAACCAGAACCATATTTAACCACATCTTTTGCAAGTTCTGGGTTTTTCATAAACTGCTCAGATAAAAACCGAGATATACCTGTTAATTCTTTACCTTGGTCTTTTACAACTCCAGTGGCTAAGTCAAACGGTATGCCAGTGCTGGTAACACCCGTTGTTGCCGCTGAAGTTAGTTTACTGATTCCAAACGAAGTAGCCCCTCCTAAAAACCCAGATATTAATGCATTTCGTGTAGAGGCACCAGAAGCTTTCGCCATGGCAAAACTAGCAAGTCCAGCTATAATTTGAGGTAACATCCACTGCTCCTAATATATATATTATATTAAGTTTACCTTTATTCTTCAGTGCTATCAATACTCGTGGGCTTCATTTCGTCCCATAAACGCCCTGTGTATTGAAACTCGCCAACATGCGTAATGTAATCCATAATGTAACAAAAGCACTTGCCTCCTATATTTCTCCATAATCGGCAAAAAGCAAAATCTTCTCCAAGAAATCTTTTATTGTCTTTATCGTAATAAGTATCAAAAAAGTTATACAGATAAGGTTTTTTCTGTAATTTGCCGTCAATTATGCTCTCTTGATTTATATCCATGTCTGGGTAATGTTCTATTAACTTTTCAAATACTTGCCTTTTAATTAACATACAACCTGTTGGAGCATGGGTAACTTCGATCACGCCGTTGTCTTGCACTTCAATAGCCTCATTGTCCTCAAGTCTTAAAGGATATGTATTACAATGCACATGAGCTTGTTTAGGTGTGGTTACTTCACCAGCAAGTATTTTAGCTAAGAGTCGGTCAAACTTAATATGTTTTAATGGGTAGGGTACGGAAATGACATCCTTGTCAGCCTCAAGCATCCTCCATATGCTATCTGAGGAAAAGGCAATGTCCGAATCAACAAACAACATATGTGTCATGTTACTTTGTAAAAAAGCTGAAGTACATAGGTTTCTGCCTTGTGTGACTAATGAAGATTTCATCATATCAATAGTTACATTTATTTTTTTATCTAAACAAGCCTTTTGAAATTCAAGCATACTCTGTGCGTAATGTATGGATACTTCAGAATGCACTGGTGTTGCCACATATATACTAACTTTCTCCTCAGCCCACAGAGGTTTACTTGCGTCTGTCATCTAAAACTCCTTGCAAAAAAGTTTGCCATTGCTTTGCTTTTTTGTCCCAATGATAAAATCGATTTGTATAGTCTTGCTGTAAAAGTAAATGTTCATGTATATAATCTTCATGTAAATGTTGCATACCTGTCTTAATTGCAAATGCAAAATTCTTTGCCAGTTTTGTGTAATCTTTTGTGTAATTAATATATATCGGAAACTCAGCACATGTTTCATATAGTGCACCATAGTTAGTTACTACGCAGTATAAGCCTGAAGCCATTGCTTCAAGAGCTGATATACAAGAGGTTTCTTCCCATATACTGGGATAAGCAAACATGTGATAGTCTGACATTTTATCTAAAATAACAGAATGAGGCTGATAACCAATATAATTAACATTAGGTAGTTTTTTTGCCTGTTCAAACAACGCAATCCAGTCTTCATTATTATTTTCAAAAAACTCTTTTCCATAAATTTCACAACTACTATAAACGTCTAATTCTATATTCTCATTATTTAGGTACTGCATGGCAAGTAATAAAACATTTAAGCCACGCCAAGGTGTGGGTTGAAATATTAAACGTAAGGTTTCACCTTGTTTATATTGTTTTATTTTTGGGACATGAGTTATACCGTTTTTAATTACATGACATCGTTCTGTAGGTAAGTCATACATCATTCTATATTTTTCAAAATTCCAATGTGAGTTAAAAACATACCAATCGTAAAGAGTATGGTTTTCTTTATTTTCAAAAAAAGGTCGAATATTTGGTTGGTCGTAGCTGTTTTTCTGCCATAAAATGTTAATTTTATTTTTGTCTATTGGGATTTTACCAGGCACTGACGTGCATATTTGAAAGTTTTCTAACAAGTTTGCGTCAACTCGTTGTTTTAAAAATGCTAATTGTAGCTCGGTGCCGCCTCGTGGCTCACTCATTCGTTTCCCCAAACAAGTCAAGCTTTGGGACTATGATAGTAACATCTCGCTGTATGTCATCTTCTTTGGTAGAAGTGCTTGGATCGTTAATATCCTCTTGAGCTTGTTCCTCAGATTCGTACTCAAGACCAGACTTTTTATTTGAAATCTTTACTACAGATTCGCAATCTTTTGTAATAATTTTCATGGCGACATTTTAACCATTTTCTTGGGATCTGTCTAATTGAGCGTAAGATATCACTCCAGACAGTTTTGCGGCTGTTTCTGCGGTCATTTTAAGTATATCACCTTCTTCTAAGACCAGTGTATTAGTGATTATGTCCGTGGTGCTGGTTGCAGCAATGTCTTGATTACCAATGACGTGTGTAGCTGATGCAGAAGTATCTGTTAGTTTAGTGGTCAAAGTTACGGCACTACTGTGTATGTTGACTGCTTGTATTTGTTTTATAAGTAAACGTGCGTCTGTTGGTGCAGTTAAGACAGATGTCTCATCAGTGTTTGCTAAGGTAAAACCTTGGTTTTTATATTGAATAGTCATGATAAGAAAAAATTAAACGCATCTTGCTCGTTTTTAAAATCATTTTGAAAAGAAAAATTAAGTTGGTTTTTCAAAGTATCTAACGCTTCAAGTATTTGCCTTTGATTACTTACATCATACTCTTGTTTTGGTTCTGGTATTGTAACAATAACTCTAGCCACGTTTTGTACCTCTTTGTTTACGAATAGCTTCTTTACCTTTTTTAGCAATAGCTACCACTTGCGTTTTACCCATGACTTTAGCTCGTTGCTCCATGACTGTCAAAATTTGTATTTTTCGAGCATAAGGTTTCTTAATTTTTTTAACTTTAGCAACTGTCGCTCGTGCATCCGCAGGAGTTGCAAATTTTATTTTTACGGTGTCTTTTGGGTTCTCGTCTGTGTATAGTCTACGATCACTACCTTTTGGTTTTTTACCTGTGCCTTTTTTTGGGTCTGCCATTATCTTCTTCCGTCTGGTTGTACGTCTGCTCTGAAAGAACCAAATCTCCAATTCTCATCAGTTGTGGTATTTTCTATCCTAAGTGCCACTAATCGACCTCTAGTACGAGTATCAATCTTAGTAGTTGCTGATGTAACCGTAAATGGACCAAGTAACGAACTGGCCTTGGTTTCACTAGGAAAGTCTTTTATTTTTAATGTGACTGTAGCATTACCACTGATAACTTTAAAGTCTGGTATAAATCGTTTTATCTTCATAAGAAATTCACCTTCTCCTCCATCAACAAAAGCAAAATCACCAGACTCAATAAAAGCATCTATACTAGCAAAAGCGTTACCGTTTTCATCCGCTTGGTTTACTCCTACTTCATGCTCATAAACTTGAGATGCACCGTTGGTGTTACTTACACCTTGTATGGTTGGGAAAGTTGGTGTGCCAGTAGCAGTAAATTCAGACGCTAATGGTTTTTCAAAAAGAGTTTTATCAAGATAAACTGACCTTGCCAAACTACCAGTGGTCCAAACATTTTCTCTATAATTGTATGTAACACAGCGATCTATTTGAGTTGATCCTGCTTTTGCATAAAACCAATTTATTTCAGTAAATAACGAATTGTAGTTACAATATATTATTTCACCAGCATCAAAGTTTAATCCTAAATCATCAGGGTTTACATTTGAAAACACAAAATCCTCTACACTGCATGGTATGCGTTTCACAGTACCATCATAGGCATAAAAACCTCCACCTTGTCCCATCCAATACACAATACCATCAACATGCACTATGGCGTGTTGACCAATAAGACCACAGTTTGAGCCTACTTGTTGAATACTAAATGTAAAAGGTGGCCCCACAAACTGCATGATGTAAGCAGACACATCAGTTAAAATTAAAATATAATCTTTACCTCGCACTGCCCCTTCTATTTTTGTGCCAGAGTCAAGACGAAAAGTACCAGCTGTGTTAGTCGATACTGGGGTATAATCAGTTCTATCTTCTTGATCACTAAATCGTATAAACATTTTATCTTGCGTGGTTTTTGTGCCAATAGTTGTTTCTGTGCCAAAATGTATTAAATGTCGATCACGACCAGAAACTAATGTCATTACACTAGCGGTTGGGTTGTTACTTATGGCTGTCGCTCTTGTGGTCAAACCACTGCTTGGACTCCATTCAAAAGATTTACCATTTTTGATGGTTGCAATTAATATTGTGCCAAAATTATCTAAAGCCCAATTGGCAGGTTCTAATGTAACATCGGTTGCAGAGGCTCTTTCATTCCATGCAACAAAGTTTGTAGCATCAGTAACCACAGCAGCATCGCTGTGTGCTGCACGAGTTGAACCTAAAGCACCTCTAGTAATACCTGTTAAATCATTACTAGAAATACCTGTGTAAGTAATTAATTCTGAGCCAACTAAAATGTGTCCAGACGAACTAAAACCAGAGGTAGATGTTAGCGTCACACTTGTGCCAGAACCGCCCGTACCTGCCGTATTATCACCTAGTGCACCATCTAAATCGTTTGTCACAACAGATAGTGTTTCCCCACCCCACTGAGCTACACCCCAACCAAAAGCAGGTGTGGCTGTAAGTGGTCCGACTTTGACATAAGGGTTTACTGTTGCTGCTCCACCAGCGGTCAATCCAGAACCTGATTCAACCTTACTCATAGTCACTGTAAAAGTATCTTGTGTGCTTGTCACAACTTCAAACGTGTTCGTGGTAAAATCAGCTGCCACAAAACCAGTGCCACTGCCTGGAATAGTCATGCCACTAAAAGTAAATAAATCACCAGCCAATAATTGATGGGCGGCTTTATTAACAGTTAACGTGGCTGAGTTATTGGTCGTGGTTAAAGTGCATGATGTTAAAGCTGTATCTAATGGCGTAATGTCATGAAAAACACCCCCGTAATATATTGCTAACAATCTATGGGAAGCAACAGCAAGATAACGATTTCCATCTAAATCTGACCAATTGTGTATGTCACGAGTTACGCCAACGATGGTATCACCAGAAGTTTTTTTCCATCCGCCAATTTTTTCTGGTTCGCCATAACGAAATCTTACGAAGTCACCATCAACCCAAGTGCTTTCCGCAACAGATTCTGAGATTTGTTTATTGAAACCAGGCTTAAAAGGAACTTTAATAAGTGGCATAAAGTCTCCTATGTTTTAATCATAAATTTCAAACATAAAAAAGGCTGCAACGTAGATTGAGAACTACCACTAAAAGTGTGAGTATGTGTAGATCCACTGCCTGTATTATCTGTATCATAAGTTTGTGTTCCAAGTGTGGTCGCACCACCACCCGCAAGTCTTGTAGATGAACTTAATGAAGTTGTTCCATTAGTGAAAGTTATCGTCGTTGTGTGATTGTGGGAAGGTAATTGAGATTCAGAGAGAGCAGTCCCAGCGTTTGTACCTGCTGGAGTTACCGTAGCCGAACCACCTGTATCAGCTATTGCAACCGATGATGATTTACCATAGACAACTCGATCTTTTAAATCAGGTAATGTAAATGTGCTAGAACCATCCCCAGCCCCATATGTCGTTCCGATAAGTGCAAACAAAGCTGAGTAAGTGGACCTAGACACTGCACTACCATCACATTCTAAATATCCTGTCGGTGCAGAAGATACAGTCCAAGGTACAATAGTGCCAGTTGCCACTGTTTGATTACCAAGCGAACCAGCTAAATTATTACTAGTAAAATTATATTTTGTTGCTTCGTAAGTTGCCATTATTTATCCTTAAATGTCCATCCAACTGTTGCGTCCCCAGAGAAAACTAAGGTAAAACCAGCACCCTCAGTTGCTACTGTAAGATCTGCAGCTGCGTTTACAATATTGGAGCTGTTACGCCCCACCGTTAAATTATTGGTATCAAATGTATATCGTGCATCTAAAAAAGTTACTTCATCACCAGCTGCTGGTGAAGCTGGTAATGTGATTGTCACCGCACCAGACGATGTGTTCACTAAAAGCTGTGCACCAGGTTGAACTGTTTCTGCTGCTGAGACTGTTCTCCAAAATTTAGTCTCTTGGTCTTTTACAAGATCCGTGCCATTAGAATGACAGATGTAATGATTGCCTTCACATAATAAAAATCCAGTTTGACTGGTTACTTTAAAAGTCAAAGTAAATCCAGCGTGATCTGTGCCATCTATTACATTAAAAAACTTTTCTATACTAGCAGGCATGTTTACAGTTCTATTTGCAGCCAAAGTGCCAGTGAATTTTAAAGACATGTTTCTTGCATTTGATATTGCCGCATTAGACATCACTAAAGTTACGTCTGCGGATGCAACGTCTATTTCTTGATAACCAGCAATAGCCTGTTCAACTAATTCTAAATTTGTATTGGTTTTATCACCCCACGTTCCAGAGTTTTCCCCTGTTGCCATTTTTTCTAGTTTTATATCGTCTGAAAATGTTGAAGCCATAATTTTGTCCTGTTTGTTTAATTATATAAGTAGTTAGGCTACCTTTTCAACCTCATCAACTTTTTTCCATGTCTGACTGGTGCCAGTGCTGACATCAGTCCATGTTTGCGAAGTCCCTGTGCTTACGGCTGAATATGTCTGTGCTGTGCCTGTATCTACAGTTCCCCAAGCAACACCGTTTGCAACGCCAACAGATATTGTTACCGCTGATCCAGTTACGCTTACATTAGCATTAGCTTTAACGACAGTAAAACTAGATATTGCTGATGTGAGTGCACTGCCAGTTACGTTTACATTAGCATCTCCAGTTTGTGAAGAGCTACCAGCGTTCATCGCTAAAGCAATACCAGAAACTTCAACTATAGTATTAGGTACACCTTGTGCTCCAAAACAATCTTCAGCAAATGTGGTTGCACCAAAATACATTAATTACCTCGCATCTTTTATTGCTTGTAATTTAGTTTTCTCGCTACTGATAGTTTCTGCGTCTATCTCTCTATCTAATCTATCTTTGTAACTACCTGCTGCAACTTTAGCATTGTAGTCAGCTTCATGTGTTGATACTTTTTGTTCTAGCATAGTGGTTGCAATTTCTGTTCCAAACTTAGCTTCAGCGTGTTGTACCCAGCTTTCTGCATCTATAACTACATGTCGTAATACTTTAGTTTGTTTATCTGTTAACGTTATTGCCATAATTTTACCCTAATAAAAATCCTTGAAAGGTTGTATTTGCTGCAGCTATATCAACCACATCTGTGGCATCAAATATTTGTAATGTTACTGTTGCTGTATCCGAAGCATCCATGTCTGCAACCGCAGTAACCTGTGCAGTACCATCTCCAGAACCAGATATATTTTCTGCTGGGTCAAACTCATATAAATATGAACGATTACTTGTCACAATAAGTAAGCGGCCTGTAGTCATACCTGTCGTATGATCATGGAATTTAACAATAGCATTTAAAAAATATGTGCCAGTTACAGGAGCAGTAAAAGTATTACTTGCAAAATCAGCATTTTTATCAAAAATTTCTGTACCAAATACTACTGTAGCAGCTGTGCCTCCACCCGTAGCATTGTCTTGGTCTGAAGATGGTGTAACGCTAAACGCTGGTTGTGTTGCATTCACCATAATGCCGTTTGAATCTTTTGTAACCACCGTTCCTGTTTCCGCTGGAACAGTTAAAGTATTAGTACCTGCAGCTGCTGGTACATCAACCGTTACTTGTCCTGAACTGCTGCCTTTAATTACTAATGGCATTAGTCTACCTCCTCTATAGTGTTACCGTCTATTGTCATGCTACAATCTCTTGTATAGTTATTGATGATGCAAATACTCCACCTAATCTTCTTGAACTACTCACCCCATTAAAAGTTGTTGTTCCTGCTGAACTAAATCCTACACGCACTTTAAATGTTGTTGCACTAGTTGTACCAGCAGTCATAAAATGACTAAAGTAAATATGTTGCATATCATTTGCAGCATCATGGCTACCACCTGAACCAGCAGCTAAAGCATTTGCAGTTGAGTCTTGAAATAAACCAGCTACCATAATTCCAGATGATGCACCACTAGACCCATGCCAAACAACATCTATTTTTAATTTGTTAGATGCATTGGTTGGAGTGATTGCTAAAGTCATATATTCATCACCTTCTGTATTTTGTGGAATAGTATCATCTTGTGGCATAGTTGTAGTTCCTGTATCTACTGCTCCTGTTTGAGTATTAACTGTTTGTATAATTGCACCTGAAAAATTAGGTGTTAATACATCTGTATTACTTGCTCTTGTGCCATGTAATGTTATAGCCATTGTTTACTCCTTTGGATACTTGTCTTTAATTGCTTTAATATCTGCTTTCCAAGCGTCAACGCCACTATGATAGATTTTATCTAATTGGTCTACAATACTTGGGTATTCCATTTTTCTTTTACCTTGTACTTCTTTCAAAGATTCTCTTGCATTTGCAGCAGTTTCAAAGCTATTTAATGTACTTTCACTTGGCTCTGCTATAGTTTTATCATTCCAAGCTTTAAGATAATCACCTTTGCCATCAGAATCATTTTGAATGACATAAAGAAAACGAAAATCATCAGATGATTCATCTATAGTTTTACCATTATCTTCCAAATATAAAATAATTTTTGTATATATATTTGCCATAAAAACTCCTATCCTATTTTACACGCGGACATAAAAGTATTATAACCACCATAATTATCATGCCCAGCAAATTGGCAAGTGCTAGTTGAAACTACAGCACCGAACAACTCTATATAATCATCTCCGTCCAATTCAATAATTCTTGTTTGTGATGAATCAGCAGACAATGCTCCTCCTGAACTACCATCAACTCTAGTATCAAAATTTAAAGCTGCCCATTCTAAACCAGTACCACCACCATTTTTTTTAATTATATTTAATACAAAATGTGCATCCGCAGCATTACATTGTACTTTTGATGACACTAAGTAAAAACCTGCAACTCCTGGTGTAAATCTATAATTAGTTGAATTATCAAACTTATCATCTGAATCAAATTTCTCTAGATTAAGAGCAACTTTTGTGTGGCCAGTTCCACTTGTAACATTTGTATGTGCTTGTAGATAAGCATGAAAATATGGTCGACAATGGTTTAACTGTGTTGAACCAGATAAAGTTTGAAATTGATTAGCGATAAATTTAAAATCATCAGCACCAGCAATCTTAATATCTACTTGGTCGTCTGTGTCAGCAGTAATTGTCGTGTCACCGTCT